ACTGTCGAAGCTAACGCATATAATAGGCCCGTCATAGATGGGGCAGCTACAGTCAGCGCGGCATCTACCGCAGCAAGCCTAGCGAAAGTCGTATCAGTAGCCAAATCAATTATTGATGTGGGTTCAACTGCAACAATTTTGGATAAGCGTATACGCACAGCCAGTACTACAATTAATTTTGTAGTTGCAAATACTGCTTCTGTTAATCTTCAATACGGCGGAAATATTACAAACGCTGTTATTGGGACACTGAAATCCAACATATCAATTACATCATTTACTGTTACGTCAATTCACAACGCTCCGTTTAAAACAACAAGTTTTTCTCAGCCCAGCACACCATTTAAAACTACTACTACATCTTCTTCCATCATAAACTCCAAGCCCTTCAAAACAGCGGCTTAAAAGGCTCCCCAAATGACTGACTTTATTTCTCTGACCAATAGAGTTTTACGCCGGATAAACGAGGTAGAACTTACTACATCCAATTTTGATACTGCTAGAGGCGTACAGGCGGCTGCTAAGGACGCTGTAAATTCAGCAATATTTGATTTAAACGCACAGCAATATGAATGGCCTTTTAACGCAGCTGAAGAAGCTACTATACTCGTAATTGGTCAAACAGAGTATTCTAACCCTACTAATTTAAAAAGCTTTGAATGGAACAGTTTCCAAATTGTAGGCGAGGGAACACATTCAACAACAAACCAATCACTGAGTTATATTGATCGAGATGTCTGGTATAAAACTTACCGTGATAGGGACGATGACAACGCTACACTTGGAATATCTATTCCTACATTTGTATTTGCCAGCCACGGTACAGGTTGGGGAGTTTCCCCAGCACCCGATAAAACATACCGCATACAATTTAGATACTTTCTACATCCAGCTGAACTTGTAAATCATGGAGATAGTGTCACAGGAAACGTGGCCTATCCGGTAGCATTCACCCCTACAATAGTTGAAGGTGCCATGTTTCACATCTACATGTTAAAAGATAATGTGGAGAGCGCTCAGCTTGCATTAGCAAACTTCGAGCGCAGTGTGGCAGATCTAAAATCTCAATACATTAATAAATATTCCGAAGTCAGGGACACTAGGGTGGCCTTTGGCGGTGGTGCAACCAGCGTACAATATAAATCAATATCCGCAGGGTTATAAATGGACCGCATTGAATCCTATAAACTAGTTTGTGCCGGTGGTCTCAACAGTAACGAGAACCATCTAGATCTGGCTGAAAACTCCGAGGGCTCTGCTACTCGATTAATAAACTATGAGCCTAGCCTGTTTGGTGGATACAGACGCATTGAAGGATTTAATTATTACGACACACAGGTGACGTATGACGCTGGTGGATACGGCCAAGAGGTACAGGCACAATCGGGTGGATCTAACGTGGCCGAAGGAAAGATACTTGGCCTAACAATGTACCGTAATGAGGTTTTAGGAAATCCTTACCCAATTGCAATGCGTAAGGATGTTGGGACAAATACTTACTCTTTCTGGAAATACACATCATTAGCTGGGTGGTCTAAAATAACTACTGGGCTAACAAGATTGACGGTATCAGGCGAAAGATCTGTTTCTAAAGTACGCCATGTGCAGTTCAACTTTGGATCTGGAAGCATGATTGTCTTTGTGGATGGGGTAAACAAAGCTGTAGTATTCGATGGCACAAACTGGAAAGAATTAAGCTCCGGTAATACCGGGGGTGCATCAAATCCTGGTGGTCCGGCGGTCTATGATGCTCCAGAGATTGTAGATGTATTTGAAAACCGTGTGTTTTTAGGCGGTGACAGAGCATATAGATCCGGTATAGCACACAGCGCACAAGTCGATCCTTATACGTGGACATCTGCTACAAAGTCATTTCAGTATTCTATGGGCTTTAATGTTGTACAATTTAAACCTTTTCGTGATGACATGTTTATATTTGGCGAAAACTCAATTAAAAAGTTTATACCGGATACAAACACTAGCGCCACTCAGCCATTTAAAATTGAAAACGTAACTACCAACATTGGCTGTGTGGCTAGAGATAGCGTTCAAGAGCTTGGTGGTGATTTAGTCTTTTTAGCCCCTGATGGCCTGAGACCTTGTGCTGGAACTTCACGCATAGGAGATGTAGAACTTGAATCTATATCAAAGCCCATCCAAGGCCGGCTTATCGATATTATAAAAAATGAAAACTTAAGTACCTTAAATTCCTGTGTCGTTAGATCTAAATCCCAGTATCGTATGTTTGTAGGGGGGTCTACTGATGAAGGAATAGGCATACTTGGCGGACTGACCTACAATTCGTCAGGCGGATCTGTTGAATGGGAGTTTTCAGAGCTTTTAGGATTTAAAGCAGCGTGTGCCACCTCAGAGTTTATTGGTACTTCTGAATACGTTCTACATGGTGGATACGATGGAAAAGTATACCGCCAAGAGAACGGCAATAGTCTAGCCGGAGATGATATTATTGCTATCTACTCTACTCCTTACTTAGATATGGGTGACGTAGATATTAAAAAGGTAGTCCATAAGATCAACACGTTTGTTAGAGCAGAGGGTCCGTTTACGATGTCTCTCAGCCTACAGTACGATTGGTCAGATCCCGAGACCCTAACGCCTAATGATTATGTGCAAGGATCTACCGGCGCCCCCGTTGTCTATAACGGCCGCAATATTAAGTACGGTGGAACCAATATTAAGTATGGTGGGTCGAGCAAACCCGTAGTCGTAAGCGACATCCAAGGTAGCGGCTATTCAGTCCGCGCAACATTCGTAACCTCGGGTACATTCGACCCCTATTCTATTCAAGGGCTGGTCTTTGAATACGGCAAATCAGGAAGAAGATAATGGCAGGATACACTAGGCAGTCAGCCTCTAGCATTCTAAACACTCTGGATATTACAGCTGCTCCTTTAAATGCAGAGTTTAATGCAATTCAAACATCAATGGGTACAGGTGGACATACACACGATGGCGTTGCTGGCAACGGACCTAAGATACCTTTAGGGACATCTGTTTCCGGATATCTTCCGGCAAATAACGGCGGAACTGGTGGAAAAAACAACATTACAGCTACCTCTAATCCTACGGTTAATGATGATGCTGGTGATGGATATTCTGTCGGATCAATCTGGGTCAATACGACCACCGGACGTACCCATTTCTGTGTAGGAAATAGTACTGGTGCAGCGGTCTGGCGCCCTAATGTCCACATTCAAACTTCAGAAAGCTCTATAGTTCCGGACACAGATGGTGGCACAGGACTAGGTACAATCAATAAAAGATGGCTAAACCTATTCGTGTCTGGTGGCGCATCTCTCGGGGGCAATCTTACAGTGGCTGGCACTGGCGTATTTACCAGTTCAGTATCCGCATCAGCATTTAACACTACGTCAGACTATCGCTCTAAAGAAATAGATGGTGAAGTTTTCGATGCCCTTTCTCAAATTATGTCCGTAAGGCCTATGTCTGGTGTGCGTGAAGATGAAGAGCAGAGCCGAGATATGTTTATCGCGCATGAGCTACAAAACGTAGTGCCATACGCTGTTGAAGGTGAATACGATGCGGTGGATGATGAAGGTAACGCAGTATACCAAACTGTGGATTATAGCTCCCTAGTTCCTTTACTGTGGGCTGGTCTCAGAGAAGCCACATTAAAGATAGAAGATCTTGAAAATAGAATAGAAAAAGCTTGCACTTGTTGTAAAGAAAATACTTGCACTTGTGATAAATAAACGGTATTATAATACCTATACCGCACCAGCGCAAACTCCCCTTAAATTTTACTAAAGGAAATCCACGATGAGTTGGTTATCGGATTTAACAGGCATTGATATAGATTTGTTTCCACGCAGCGGCGGTGGGGGAAGTTCTGGCGCGGCTGCGGAACAGGCAGCGGCACCAGCCGCAGAAGAATTTGATTATAATAAATTAGTACAAAGTATGATCGATAGTGGAATATTATCTTCTACTGGTCAGGTGAATCAAGTTGATAACTCAGGGCTGATGACTGCGCTGCAATCTCAAGTTGGTCAAGCAGGAAATGGTGGCCGAGGAACAGGACTGTATGGCCAATTATACGATGTGCAACAAGGGTTAGCCAGTATGCCTTCGGGCGGTGGTGCTGGGGATAACACACAACAATTTTCAGACTTAAACGATTATTTACGTGAGCAATTCCAAGGTGCGAATGACAAACGCTTTGATTCCGCCAAAGCCAATATGCAAGGGCAGAAATACCTATACGATCAGGCAATTGCCCGTGAAAATTTAGCAACCGCTGCCAGAACAAATATGGGTACGAATATAAACACAGGCTTTAATGATTTAGGTACCGCCCAGCAAAAGGGCTTCGACAATATGGGAGAAGAATTTTCTTTAGCCCAAAGCAAACGAAGAGACTTGGCCGCAGCTGCACAGACCGATAGAGATCTTGCTTTAGCGGCAACACGTAAGGATTTAACGGATGGTTTTGCAGCTGGGGCCACATTAGCCGGCAATAATTCAAATGCTGCGTTAGAACAGATGCAAAACAATGCTAAGAAAAACTTTGAGGGTCAAACAGGACTAGCAGACAGCCTCAGTGACCTAAGTGGTAATCAAGACATATATTATGGTGATCTTGCTGCTAATCAATCTGCCATGCAAGGTACTCAAGATGGATTTGTAAGCTCATTTCAAGATTACGTTGATAAGTACGATGATGATACCACACTTGCCAATCAAACAAGGGCTGACATACAGACGGGTCTAGTAAATACAGCTGCTAATGTAAGAGATGACTTAGCAAGAGTTGCTAATAATCAAGCTGGTGTAGCTGGCGCTGTGGCAGATGTGAAAGATGGTACTACGGATGTTGTAGAACAAGGATTTCAAGATCAATCTCAGCAACTTTCCGCGCTGGGTGGTATAGGCCAGACTACTCTAGATAATCAGCAAGGTATTATGGCTGCTCAAGGGCAAGGCAATGAAATTGCTAATAAGATTTCGGATACAACTGATACCATAGTCAATGATATGAACGCAGTCCGAGCAAACCTAGGAACAGTGACTGCCAACATGGATGCTAATGCCGCACAAAACTACGTTAACATGACTAAAGGTTTTGATGAACAAGGCCGGCTAATCCGCAATCAAATACTAGATGATGGATCCATGGTTAACCGAAATATGGATACTGATGGAATGATGACTGAAACTTATTATTCCCAAGGTGGGACACCCACCGGAACACAACAATACAATGTAGGAGCCATGCTTGGACAAGGCACGTCTGCTCTTATGGGGGGAGCGCAACAACAACCATTAAATGGATTAATGGCGTAGGAGAGAACATGCACCCACAAAACGTATCAAAAGACTGTATAGACCTCGTTAAACGATTTGAAGGTTTGCACAAATTAAAAGATGATGGCCTAGTCCATTCGTATCGATGCCCAGCTGGAGTTTGGACTCTAGGATTTGGCGCGACTAAGGGCGTCCGAAGTGGCATGAAGTGTACTTTAGCCGAAGCTGAACAGCGCCTGATCGATGATTTAAATGAGCATGGAAAGATCGTTAAACAGAATGTTAATGTGCCGCTCAGCCAAGGTCAGTATGATGCGCTTACCTCATTCGTATTCAATTTAGGCGGTGGGGCATTCAAATCATCCACGTTGCTGAAAGTTCTATCGTCTGGAAACTACGATGCCGTACCCGAGCAAATCCTGAGATGGAACAAAGCCCGAGTAGGCGGTAAACTACAGACGCTTAGAGGCCTCACAAGGCGCCGTGCAGCCGAGGCAGCGGTATTTAGTAGGGATGCACAGCTACCAAGTGATGAGGGTGGTCCAGAGATGCCTCAGAAGCCTAGAGCAGCTGCCCCTAAGCCCCTTGTAAAAAGCAAGACTATGGCAGGAGTTGGGTTAGCCGGAGCGGCTACAGGATTAAACGAAATGGCTGGTCAATTACAGGGATTGGTAGCCTATGCGGACAGTTTAAAAACAATCTTTCTACTCTGTGCCGTAGCTGGAATAGCTCTAGCAGCATACGCCCGTTACAAAGATCACAAAGAAGGTATTCATTAGTGTTTGATATTTTCGGTAAAATCAAAACATGGATAATAGCTGCTTTAGCTGTGGCTCTCCCAATCCTGTATGTGTTTGGGCGCATTAAGGGCCGAGCAGCGGAGAAGAATAAAGTCTTAACAGACGAATTACAGGCGCAAGAAAAGGCGTCAAATTTTTACAAGAATATGGCTGAACATGAGAACGATAATCTTACTGACCGCAAGTCTATTACTGACCGGCTGCGCTCAAACGGTCTATAGGACCAAGCTAGAGATCTATTGCCCCCCACTCGCGCAATACGATGATCGATTTAATACTAAATTAGCAGACGAACTAGAAAGTCTTCCGCCCGAATACGAGGCGATAGAGGAGACTATAAAAGGTTACATTTATCTGCGTGATCGTATCCGCCGGTGTAACGAAGAAAAGGATAAAATGTAATGGCAAAGATATTTGGCTTTGGGTCGGACGATGGCAACATTTTGGATGCCATAAAGGATATGACTGATGGTGGCGGTGCTGGTCAACCGGGGTCTTCCTTTTCTACTGAGGGGGGGGTTTTGGATAGCGATGATAGTAACGATTATGTAGAAACAGATAAAGATTATGATCCGGGCGATAAACAAAATGCAATTTCTAAAATAATTAATACTGCTACTAAATCTAGCGCAGAAGACGGGGCGGCTGATGCATCTTCCATAACGGGGAAGCCGGCAACAAAACAAGACAAAATTGATGAATACTTAGCCAATAATCCTGATACTTGGTACGATGGTACATCCGGCGAAATTAAAAAAATGAAAGAAGGAACCGGATCTGGCGAAGGAGAAAAAATAGACCCTAATGATAAAGACGCAGTAGCTGCTAATGCCGCTAATAGAACAGACGAAGTAGTAATAAGCACTAGCGATTCACAGTTTGATGCCGACAGCGCCGTTGACCTTTCGTCTAATGATGGCGAAAGCAGCGATAAATCTTTAGATGATGGTGTTGAGGATGAGGTAGTAGAAGAGGATAATCCGTTTAGTGCGGAAAACATTCTAGAAATGGCTAAGGCCGCTGGGATGGTAGAATCAGATGCTGATATAGCGGCACTTATAAAAAACCCCCAGCAATGGTTAAAAGACCGTAACATGACCATGCAGGATCTTATTACAAAAATAGATCCAGATGCGGTAGGTACAAACTTAGATGGCTCAGATCCAGATTATAAACTAAATGATTTAAATACTGATACATTCACTACCACTGGTGATGCAGATCAAGCGTCTGATATAGATGATTTAGAGGCCTCAACATACGATGCATCCACTAGTTCAGATCTCTTAGGAACAGATGCTACTACTGTTGATGGGCAGACTACAGAAGTCAGTGCCGATATGCTGGTAGATCTGGATGATTTAGAGATTGATGTAGCGGCCGCTGAGAGAGGCGAAGGCGCTCTAGGATCTGCTTTAGATGATTATGCATCTATCGATATATCTACCATGATTGATACCACTACCGTCGAAGGAAAGCTCCTAGCTAATAAGCTTACCAAAGAAGGTAAATCGTTTGTAGACAGTAAGACATCCCTGTTGTGGCAAATGAAAACGATTAGTGCTGAGTTTACTGGACCAGACGGGCAACCTAAGATACCTCGATGGGCAGAGGGCTTAGTAGGTGGAGCAGCTGATGCATTAGGAATAGGCGTTACAAACACAGCTGGAATGGCTGCTCTAGCCAACGCTACAATGAATGCAGTCCTTGGCGTAGCTGAGAAAGAATCAACTTTCTATCAAACCCTGACTGTGGAGAATTTAAACAATAAGCAACAGGCAATAATAAACAAAGCTTCAGTTTTAGCTAATATGGAAATAGCTAATCTGGATGCTAGGCAAAATGCTCTAGTTAGCAATGCTAAGGCTTTTCTAGAAGTTGATTTAGCTAATTTAACTAATGCACAACAGGCCGAAGTTATTAACACTCAGGAAATGGTACAGGCACTATTTAATGATCAGTCAGCCATAAACGCCGAGCGATTATTTACGGCTACTTCCGAAAACGAAATGAAAACATTCTGGTCTGAATTGCAATCCACTGTTGATCGTTTCAACACCGAGCAGATCAACGTGTTAAAAAAATTCAACACAGGTGAGATGAATGATGCAGCGCAGTTTGTATTAGATATTGAGAACGAAAGACAACAGTTCTACGCCAACATGCAATTTTCTATAGATACTGCCAATGCCAAGTGGCGTCAGAGCGTAGAGACCGGAAATAAAAAGATTATGTACGATGCCGCAGCGGCGGATGTAAAATCTATGCTAGATATTTCCCAAGAGGGCCAGAACCAAATGTGGGATCGTGTCGATAGTATGTTCGACGCGATTTTTAAAGGTGCGGATAATGAAGCACAGCGCGAATACGGAATTCTAGTTGCTCAAATAAGCGCAGCCGGTGGCGGAAAATCTGGCGGTAATTGGTTTACGAATGCTTTAGGTGCATGGGCTGGTGCTGGGTTTCCTTTACCTTCAGATATGAGGCTAAAAAATAACCTTACCTATGCTGGGAGCATTAACAAAATTAATCTCTACAAGTGGGAATGGAATGAAACTGCTAAGTCGCTGGGATATGACAAGTATCCTACCACAGGCGTATTGGCACAGGAAATTCGGCCACGCTATCCGGATGCAGTTGCCTTTGGCAAGGACGGGTATTTAACCGTTAATTATAGGAAACTCTAATGAGATTTGAGGACGCAGTTAAGAAAAGCATTAAGGCATTCATTGCTGGTAAAATGCCTCAAGAATTATCAGGACAGGCGGATACTGAAATTATGTTTACTCCTGAGTATTTCGATAAGATGGAGAGCGATTTAGACCTTTCCCCATCTGAAGAGGAGAGTGAAGATGAAAGCGCCTAACGTCCCTATCCCCGGAGCTAATTATACATCAAATACTAAGAACTACCCTTGGCACAGGCCACCGGATATTGAAGGCTATGACGAAACAGTAAACTACATGCTATCTCGCTTAGAGACTGAGACAGGGGTATCACTAATCTATTCTCTATTAGAACTAGAGATCCCTGTATCTGGCATTACCAGCGCCATGCTTTTACAAGCCATGAGTAAAGGAAAGTTACATATAGACATGGCAGTTTTAGCCGCTGGACCTCTTGCACGGTCCATAGAGATCTTTGCAAAAACCCATGATCTAAAATACGAGATGGGTGACGATGCAACTGATGAGATTGTGTATACGCCTACGCAAATCAAGGCTCTAATGGAATCCGATAATACTGAACTGGTTGAAGACAACGAACCGCCAGCTGCCATGATGCCGGCGGAAATGTCTGGAACTGAAATGGAGTCAGAGGGATTGATGGCTGCTCCTACTGAGCCAGATTTAGCCCCTGCATCATCCGAAGAGCAAGATGCAATGTTAGGCGCACCAGTTAAAGATACTGTTGATGAGGTTGTTTGATATTATCAGCCCTCGCCACGATAGCCGTTTTAGAAGATACAAGGATAAATAGTATGAGTTGGAGATCTGCCAAGCCGGCCAAACAAAGCGCAGGGGATGCATTTGGCGAGGGCTTTATATCTACGTTTGTTCCTAGAATGGAAGCTGAGCGCAAGGCAAAGTTAGCTCTTGAAACCAAGATGCTTGATGATGCGCGTAAGAAAGATGCCGAAGAATCTGAATGGAAAGCGCAATCCGAAACTTTGGCTAAACAAATTTTTCCCGACAACTACGGGATGAAGGCGGCACAGGATTACGTGTACAATATTGTAGCCAGCTATAAAGGAAATGTTGGACAGGCTACTGAAAGATTAGAAGCATTAACTGATGATGATCGTATCGCAATTGCTGGTCCTAGATTGAGGCCAAGTTCTACTTTAGATTTTGGTGAAGATGGCCAGATGGGTGAATTATTTTCACAGTTTGAATCTGGAAAAGGCGGATACAATGCACTTTTTAGTCAACAACAAGACGTAGAAGGCAGTGAATTTTTCGGAACCAAAGTATCAGAAATGAGTTTGGGAGAGTTAGTTACATTTACGGATCCCTCGGGGAAATACGGCCAGAAAAACAAGGAATTGCTTAAGGGTACAGATACAGAAGCTGGTAGGAAAGGTCTGACCAGTACTCCATTAGGTCAGTATCAGATTATCGGCGGTACTCTCAGAGATATTATGGAGCGTGGTGGGGATGATCTTGGTCTAACCGAGGAAACTATATTTAATAAAGAAACACAGGATGCAATGTTCCTGTGGTATGCAAAAGACCAGACAGATCAAGAGACCACCCCAGAGGGCAAGAGAGCGGCTCTGAGAAGGGTTTGGGAAGGTTTCCGCAAAAAGGATAAGGCCGGTCAATTTAAGGTAACTGACAAGCAGCTAGACGGTGTTCTAAGCACAGTATCAGAAGGTAAATTTACTACCGGATCCGTAACTACTACCCCTAAACTTAAGAAGTTTAATGTAGGAGAGAAACTAGCAGAACTGACTTATGATGAAGATGGATTAGCCAAATGGGAATTACTCAAAGCCGAAGTAAACTCTGAGCGTTACGATCTTACGGATACTCAGTTAGATATGATGAAAAGAGTTGGCGAACAAATTAAGAGCAAGATCAAAGAAGGCGGTATGTTTAGTGCCTCTACGTTCCTTACCGATAACCCTATGGAAACAGCCGGCAAGGCTTTGGCTAACTGGAACATTGTTAGTTCTATGAACGGCAATCAATTTAAGGGCGGTGAAGATGAGCGTCAAAGAGTACTTAAACGAATAAACAACGCTAAAGACCAATTCAACAATCAGGCTATAGCTAAAAAGCAAGCAGAACAAGCCGGTAAAACAAACGCAGATTTAATGAAGCCTGAGAATATGCTTTTATTTTATGCTAGGGATCCAATTACTGGTGCATTTACTGAAGATGGTATGCTGGTACGCCTTACAGGCGAGGGTACAGCTGTTTCTCTACAAGACCCCACTACACCAATACAAGTCGGGGCAGAAAATGGGCTTCTTACGACCCAAGACCTAGGGGCGCAGGGTTTTGTTGATACATATAATAAGCCAATTAGAGAACTGGCAGCTACGATGAACAACGGATCAGCCGATCTTAAAAACATCCTAGATTTGCGGATTGCTGTGCAAAATAATCCAATGGCATTTAACCAATATCTAAGTTTTGCAAGCTCAATAGGAACAAATTTAGAAAAAGGCTTAGATGCAGTAAACATGTTGCTGCGCCGAGATCGTGGAGATGACCGTCCTCTGCCTAGCTATGAGGAAGTAGAGCTTAAGTTTTTTGCTCAGTTACCGGATATGACAAATAACCCATCTCGAGAGATATTTGTTAGGCAACTACGCGCCTCGTATGGATTGGCGAGATTGGAAGAATCTAAAGGTCAAGGTCTGTCGGATAATGAGCTAGATCAAAACTTACAGACCGTGGGCTTTGGTGCAACTACCGCCAAAGAAGCTTTAATAAGTATTAATACATCTTTAGATATATTCAATACTAAAATGACTGCTAGGAAAAACGCCGTATGGGGAGCAATTAGAGGCAGCGAGGCCTATAAAGATCCTCTTAGACAACAAGGCCTAGATTTAGACATTATTGAATTTTCTTCTCGGGAAGGGGGGTGGATGAATGATCAGTATCAAGCTCAACTAGATCTAGCCGAAGCCAATAGCACAGATGTTAACACCGGAAATACGCCGCCGCCTGATGAAGCGTCTGGGCCACAGCCGTATGCGGTAGATGGAAACACGTTTGTACCTACTGATGAAGCATGGAATAGGGTTGTTAATTCCGAAGACAGGGCAGACGCCGAAAGTCAATTTATAGCGCGGTTTGGGCAAGCCAACTTTGATTACTACAATTGGCTGGATACTGACCGCGCCAATAGGGGGCAAGAATAATGGCTGACCTATTTCCAGAAGACGAATTCAAAGTACCAGATGGAACAGCCGCAGGATTGTTTCCAGAGGACGAATTTAAAGTGCAAGATGAAGTGCGTCCTCAATTTGATTCTGAAATGTATGACGGGTTTAAGTTTGATTCCTCTGAGGAAGATCCTGACAATGAAGAACTCGATGCAACTGAGATCTACAATCAGATATTATATAAAGACGGTGATGCAGAAGCCGGTATTTTAAATGAAGGAATAGAACCACAATCTGATGCAATGAGCCAATCAGATATTTTATTTGATCAGGTAACCCCCGGAGTGCAGACGCCATCTACTACAGATCAGGTCTATGTATATGTGGATAAGGATGGCAACAGAGAAGAAATCCCTCGGCCCGATAAGGCATACTTTGGGATCCCTGATTTCCTAGGATTTAATCAGGAAGCTACAGTTGGGCCAGCGCAAACACTAAAGGGTGGACTAAAAGAATCTGGCTCTAGTATGGCTAAGATGATTGCTGCCCTTAGAGACAAGATGACGGGATCTGAAACTCTACCCGAAGTATCTAAGGGAGCGCAAAGCTTTGATACAGGTGGAAGCATTACAGATGCCCTTATAGCGGACGGTATTCCTGCGTTAGGATCAGCATTTATTCCGGGCTCTGTTGCATTCACAGGTATAGGCGCACTTAGCAAAGTTACTGGCGCAGCAAATAAACTTAAAAACTCTAATCGAATTGTTCAATTTCTAGCGTCTGCCCTTAAAGGTGGTGCAGCTGCCATACCAGCCGAAATAGCAGCTACGTCCACAGTCAGTACGGATGAAGGTAACTTTGTATTTGGCGATAATGCCTTCTTTTCCGGCATGGTTGAGCTTGGGGATTCCGAAGCCGACAAGCTGCTAGAGCAGCGCCTTAATACGTTTGCAGAGGGTATGGCGCTGGGCGGTGTACTAAGCACAGGCATGAAAATTGCCGGTGGTTTAGGTACGCTAACTTGGGATCTGGCAATCGCACCATTTGTACGCCTAGGTGGCAAAGAGGGCGGCATGGAAAAGGCCGTGTATGATCAGCTGGCAGATGAATTAGGCCAGATAACTCCCGATACTTCAGAGAATGAGCGTAGAGTTATTTTGCAGCAAGTTGCAAAGATTGTACAAAATAACAAAGATATTGTCCTAGAGGATATTAAAGGATTAGAGAATTCTAAATTCATCAATCTTGATGAAGAAGGAAATTCAACTATCAAGAGGGATACGGTAGGTTCATACCTTGCTGGAGAAAGTGATAGTGTAGCAAGGGGCAACGCTCAGAAGATACGTGCTGGAGAAATAAATACAGGTAGTCCTATAGTTAAGGATGCTATGGATCGTCCAGTTAGACTAGCTGACGAAACAATTACATCAGAGAAAGAAGCTTTGCGAGAAGGTCAGCAAGGCCCATGGGGAGCCGCTCCTACGAGGACTGAAACTGAAGTAATGGACGATGCATCCAGTACTATTGTTAGTAAGCTACGCAATCAGGTTGATGAAGCAGCTGGCGGATTTTCAGCGGCTAAGGCAGATTTTGATGCTAAAGTAAACGCAGCTTTTGAAGATACAGATCTACAGCAAGCGGCCAAGGCAGCTAAATTAGAAAAGGCATTTCGTGAAGGTGGGTTTGGAGATACTGTCACAGACTTGGGTACGCAATCAGGTTCTGATGTAGTATCTGGCAAGCGGTCTACTAGAACACAAATTATAGATCAGTTAGAAAAGGGATACGCTAGAGATCTTAATACTAAGAATGCCGCCTATGCCGAAATAGATGGCGGAGATATCGATGCAGAGGCATTGTTTGAGAAGTTCTCCAGTATGCCAAGCGAAGGCATCACAGCGGCGGCACGTAACTTTGAACGCAGTGATCCTGTACGATCATTCCTAGAGCAGCTACAGGCCGTTAAGGTTGATGAGGTAGATGCAGACGGTGCCGTAACCAAACGCCTAGAGACATCCGATGAGGTAGAGGAGCGGTTTAAGTCATGGCTTCTAGATAATACTGACTTTGGATTTTTCTACCAGAAGATACGGCCGGAGTTGGCACAGTTAGCATCTGATGCTTTTGACTCAGCCGGTGGATCAGGATTGGGTAGGTACTACAGGGATCTAATTAAATACATCGATGATGATATGGTACGCCATGTGCGCCAAGCGGATCCTGATTTAGCCGAAGCAGCGGATAATGCTAAGGCAGAGTACAAGAAGTTTGCAGGGACATGGCTACAACCTAATACTCCTCTGGAAAAGTTTGCACGGATCTGGAACGGAACTCTCGGCCGTACTCCTGTTAATAATCAGAAATCTATCATTTCCCAAACAGAGCAATTTAGGCCTTCCTTTGAAGTACAATCAGAAGCTCAGATTGCAGGAGCCTTAGATTCTAATCTTGGCGCAGGAACACAGAACTTAGCGCAAGGCCTAGCCCGTGTAGGAGATCCGGGTCTAATAGCTGACTACTACATAATAGATACGCTACAATCCTTTGCTACAGAAATGAGAGTAGGTGGCCTAGAGGGCGCAAACTTTGGTGATTTTACCAAGCGCATGATGCGGTACGCTGAGCAACTTGAAGGGTTGCGAGAAACCTCTCCTGAGATGGCGGCTAAGGTAGATAGCATAAACCTATTTATATATCGTTTAGAAGACGCTTCTGTTTCGCAGGAAGCAATGGAAAAGATTATTGATAATTCAGCTGAGGTAGCTGGCGAAACACTTAAGGGTATACAAAGCAGTGTCCTTAATCGCTTTCTAAACGAAGAGCTTAGCCCATCAGTACGCACTATGTTGTTAGGATCTCAAGGAGCGGTAAAGACTAGTGATCCAGAGGCTGCATTCAAAAGTGTATTTACTCAAAAATCTAAAGGTAAAAACGAAGCTCCTGCCCGTGTTGCGGAGCTAATGCAGTATATCAACAATGCCCCAGAACTAGAGAGACCTATAATACTCAAGGGTCTAAAGATGGCGTACAACAGGCATCTAGAGGACACTGTGTTCGCTGTGTCTGAGGAGCTTGGTGGGGTACGCCCAGCGCGTCCTAAAGGTATCCAAGACGGGCTTACAGGGCGCAGCCAGTTATTTGATATTGGTGACATGATCTACGCTGATAAGCCCGAGTTTATGCAGTATATGAGAGCAAGTTTAGATGCAGCTGAGAGAGCTTCACAGGAAGCCTCGGCAACACCAATCAAAGGACAATCATCTACAGCGTTTTCTCAAGATGCTGCAACAGCTACCACACGGCTTATATACACCTTTGTAGGAGCGTTAAGTAGAACTGGTGCTAAGCTACGGGCCGGCGCATCTGCGGTAATTGAGAGGGCTGCGCCAGATGAAAGAGCAGCGGCAATACGAACAAAGCTGTTAGCCGATCCGGATTACTTTCTAGCTCTGGCAGATAAATATAATAAGGATCCTAGAGATCCTTTACTGGCTGATCTGCTAACTAATTACTTTTCAAGTGCCATTGTTAAAGTTGATTTAGATACTGAGACAGAAGACGGTATGCCAGAGTGGTTAAAGTCCATGCAGAGTGAGTTAGGTGAGATGGGTGAGGCAGCGGCATCTTTGTCTGGCGCTAATCCAAATTAAAAGCCCCGAGGGAACCACCCCCCGAGGCTACCTAACTGAAAGAGGCCGACCAAAGCCTCAGTCTCGATTTATATAACTTCTACAGCCCCCTAGGTCAATGACTGAGGGGGTTTTTTTGTATGCTATACGCCACAACTGCCACCTGTGCCACTTATATCACAGATGTCATGGGTCTCTACGTGTTCGTCAAATTCTTCACCCAGTTTTTCAACAGCTTCGGCATAAGATACAGACGTTAATGGTTGCCCCCCACGCGCCCCATCAGGGTAGCATGTGAACCCACGTAATCTAGGAGCGTACTTGGCCAGCGTAGCCGCAAAGCCATCTATGGTATCCTCATTGTTTAGCTTGGAGCCCCATGAAGGTAAGTTGATTGTGGAAGAGATTGACATATCAACGTAATCTTGCACATCTGCTTGGAAGCTCATACGGCGCTCATAGTCTTCTGCTAGATCCAAAGCGCTTTCTACTGTTTCGGGTTTTGCTCCGTATCTGTCGATGAGTTCTTGGGCAGCGGAGTCAACCACGTATTGGTAGACCCATCGTGAGTTTCCTTTGAGGTAACGCCGCTTGTAAGCCACCGCAAAAATGGGCTCGACGCCCGTTGACGTACCGGCCAAAATCCCGATAGATCCGGTAGGCGCAATGGCTCTATTCGCCACAGGCCGGCTGACGCCAAGCTCATCCGCTGTTTTTCTAGATACTTTGTCACTGACGCCTTTATAGATTGAAAGCCACTTATGTAATTCCGGCGTAACTTCATATTTAGATCCCCTTTGAATAAGCCATTCATGAATACCCATAAGTCCTAGCCCTAGGCGCCGGTTCTTATCCCTAGTATCGTATACTTTCTCATACGGCAGCTTAGCTTTAATAGTTCCACACAATAGGAATTTTGTAACTGCCTCTGCTATTTGAGACATCTCACTAACATCTTTAATCCGGCCCATATTTATGCTGGACAGGTTGCAGACATCTGAATCATCTGCACTCGTAACTTCCGTACAAGCATTGCGGAGCGTTTCATATTCCTTGTCAAAGAAGTTAAATGAAAATCCGGGCTCTGCGGTCTTCATAGCTTGTAGTACATTCTGCCTAAACACAGCGCCTACATCACCAGTTTTGTAATATTTTAGCAGCCATTCCGTGTCGTAGTTTACCGAGATATTTGTCATATCAAGAGGTGCGTAGAAATTGAAATCATCCTGCTTGATATCCCACAAGGTCTTCCCTGTTTTGCCCACAGGCATATTGGCCCAATCCTTAGCGGCTAGAAAATCATCAATGTCTCCGTGCTGCCAATTAAGAGATGCATAAATAGCAGATCGTCTAGAGCCACCCTGCATGACCCTACGTCCAATCTCATTTAGCATACACATTTTAGGAATGGGGCCAGAAGCTTGTCCACCTGTCTTAGCAATAGGTGATCCAGAGGCTCGATACACTGAATAGTCAACGCCTATGCCACCGCCTGTCATGAGAGCGCTCTCGGCCTTCCAGCTAAGATCTGCCCAATCCTCTCGGGTATCTTCCTCAGCTTTTAGAAGGTAACAATTATTGAAAAACTTGTTAGGGCGCCCTGCGTAGTAAAGATATCGGCCACCGGCAATCCATTTCATATCCCTGTGAGTTTCATACAGATAGTCACATTCGTCTTTGGTCAGTAAATCTCCACATACATCATCAATTAAAGTACGACTAAGTGCATCGTATGTCTCAGCACCTTCGTGAGCATATTTGTGGTTAAATATGTCCTCACTAAACTTTGATCGAAACATGGGATTTAAGTTAGATTTATAGCTGCTCATTTTTTTCCTCGGGTAAGTATATTAGGACAAAGCACTCACACTTTGGACAACTCAAATTAGTGACCATAAGCCATTCATCTTCATCATCTGCATCATGATCACCGCCCCAGATTAGTTTGGTCTGGCAATGCCAGCAGTTCATATAAGATCTCTAAGATCCGGTGGTTCGTAGTTTGGTCCCTTTAGGACTTTCCCATCGTCGCGGTAGATGGGCTTACCATCGAGCCCTAGCTTGCTCATATTGCTGGCATGTACCCGTCTAAATGCCTCATCCAGATCCCATCCGTGGGATGCTGCAAAGCCGTATGTGACGTATAAAACGTCTGCTAATTCTTTAAGTATTTCGTGCGCCCATTTTGCCGTTGCCACTTCCTCAACTTCTTCACGTATGAGCATTAGTCGAAATAGTGCCAGCCTAGTGTCTGGAAAATATTCGTTATCCATAGGCTGACCCATAACAGTCATAAATTGTCTAACCATCGAGAGCGGACTAGACGCTAAATATGTATTAGGATCTTGTAGAGCTTTTACGGGATCATCTTCGTAGTATTCACTCACTTTCTGACTCCACTTCTTTAATTAAGCGGTCCAGATACCAGCGGCATTTCTTTAAATCCTCAGCACGGTTTTTATATGGCCACCGCCATAAATATTTAAATGCATTCTGCCAACAATAAGCCTGATGGGCAGGGATATCACAGCTATCTGCCATAGCTGCCATAGCGTCGATACATTCAATCGTTTTATTGTAGTGAGGTGGGCTGTTAACTGGATCAGAAATACGATTTCTAGGCACCATGCCCCCTATAGTACCGGGGGTTCCCATGTCGCTTGTCGGACCTGTAGTCAGCTTGTCTATTAAATTGGTCAATGAATTTTATCCTTGTTAAATGGAATTACGTTATCTTCTGAGTTTTCATCCAGTGCTTTCAAAAGCTCTTCATCAGGCTCAAACTCGATTTCTTTAGCCATCTCGGCCATGTCTCTAATTGACCTAGCCATACGGCCTACCAACAGATGCCCCTCAATGGCCGTGTCGAGATTTATCTTTATCCCATTACAGAGGTCTTCCATGAATTCTATGGCACTAGGATCTTGGGCTTCTATATCCAAATTATGGCCTACCATTATGTCTAATGGCTTATTCTTTTCCGCTAGTTTTACTACGACAAACATAGAATTTTCGGGTATGTCGTACTCATCATCCATTTGAATTAACCTTCGCCATAACAGTTAAAAAATACTTAGCATCGACCAGAGCTAACGGTTTGTTTCTATCGCTCTTAATGATCACTACCGGTTCTATTTTTGCAGGGCAGTTTTCTAAAGCCTGAGAGTAGTAGGAGTAGACTGCGATAGACTTCCGAGCCTTGCACTCAATGCTTACGGGCATGACCTTTCTAGCCGCTGGGCTAAGCTGAACGTCTTCACCAGATTGAC